CGAATCATTACCAAGTCCGAACCGTATCCATCGTCCGTCATCATCCTTGAACGCACCATTGTTATTACGCCACATCGGTGTCATATTTTGCGCGCCGGTAATGCGTATCGACTGCTGTGTGTTTGCCTCAGCAGTGCCGACAACGCGATCCAATGTCAGATCGGGACGAGTGGTCAACATGGCCAACTCGTGTAACGCTGCGGGTTGTATTTGCCAACGCTGGGACCACTGTTCCATCAATTGGTTCATGTTAAATCGCTCCTAACTAGGTTCATCAATTTCTTCATATCATTTGTCGGTAGTTCCTGACACGTTATAGCGTCGATGCCAAACTTGTGCTGGAATATACGATATGATTCGCTGTCTGTCCGACCATTACCATAGACCTCGACACCGGCCCACATGTTGATCATATCGCGCAACTCTTGGATAGTCTCTTGTCTGATTCTGTGGTTCTTTTTGACACTCAATTCCACAATCGTGCTCGCACCATATGGTATAGCTGGATCATCGTTGTTCAGGATTGCCTCAACGCTGCCGCGCATTGTCGCGAGCACTTCGGGTGTAAGCTCGGTCAGATCACCGTCGACAAACTGTGGACCACCTCGCTCCATCGGTTCATCAACGTGACCACAATGTGGGCAAGTCTTTGTGATCGCCTCATATGCGAAGAAACATTCAACACATGTTGTGACTGGAATTTCCTTGACACCCTTGTCTTTTTTCACACCCTTTTCGAACATGTCAAATGACCAGGTTTGTTCTTTGTCTGGCAATCCGTGGCGCTTCACATTTCCAGCGTGATCCAAAATGATACCGTAATCTTTACCCTCGAATGGTCGCAAACCTCGGCCAAACTGTTGGATGTATAATCCATATGATTGAGTTGCCCGACCCATGGATACGACCTCGGCTGCTGGTACATCGAAACCCTCACCGAACAGATCGACGTTCACAAGTTGCAACAGTTGACCATCCTTGAACCGACCAATTGAGTTCTGGCGAATATCGTCAGGCGTGTCACCTGAAACCGCATCGGCTGGTACACCCGCTTCATTGTATTTCTTCGCTGTATCTTTGGCGCTGGCAACATCAACCGTGAATGTAATTCCTCGTTTACCGTCTGCGATTCGTTTGTAGTGATCAATGATGTCACCGGTGATTGTTGATTCGTTTGTCTCTTTAATTAGTGCGTCTTTTTTAAATTCCCCCGTGGACTTGGACGTTTCGATAGCATCAAAATTGATAGGGGAATCAGGTGCAAAAATTCTGTAATCAGCAAGGTAACCATTGTCGATCAGGAACCGCATTGATGGACCGACAACCATGACATGGAACATTCCACCGTGCTCGGCACCAAGTGGTTTTCTGTCTGACCGAATTGGTGATGCTGTCACACCGAGGCCGATAGCATTCGGGAAACATAGAGCGGCGTTCCACCACTGGTTCGTTGGTGCTACGTGGTGAGCCTCATCTTGCGCCCACATCTTCACAGCGACCATCCACTGTTTCAATTGTTCCTTGCGTCGAGTAACAGTTTGCACAGCGGCAACCGCGACAGGCGAGTTCTCATGGATGTAATTTTTACCGTACTCTTTGACGTGTTGAGATATGATGAATCGGACCACCTTCAATGGGGCAATTACACGGTGCAGTATTCCAGCCTTGGCGAACGCCATAGATATCTGAAGTACCAATTCCTGACGGTGTGCAATTGCGATACATGGTTCAGCCTGGAAGTCCACAAAGATGGATGACATCAACGCTGTCTTACCTGAACCGGTTGGTGCGATGCATAATACGTTCCGGTGCTGATTGCGCCAGTTTTCGTATATCCCATCCTTCATGTCTTGCTGGTATGGTCGTAGGTTAATCAATTAAATTACTAGTCCTTGTTATTTTGTTGTTTTAGGTAGCTTTACAGTTGTGCGAATTTTCCCGCCAAACCAAGAAATAAATTCTTCTTTTCTTGAGATTAGTTCATTCAACTCATAAAGTTTTTCCGCCAGCTTTGGCGCTACATCTTCAAGTGTCATGTCATCTGGTAAAAGGTCACCAGCAAAATCTTCTTCGTCAATTTTAGAAGCATAGCACGGCTCACAAATAACTAGATCAATCTGCTTCAATCCATTGTCTTGCATGTAGTCATACAAAGAACATTCATCAAAGAAATATTGACCGTCATCATACAAAACAACGGGTTCGCCGTTCCAGTCTTGATAAGGCATTAACTCATATTTCGATCTAGCTTTTTTATCACGGCAAGATTTGCAGAGTGGCCATCCACGATCAGTTACATTTCCGCATTCGCATATTTTATGAGTGCTTCCCGCATACCTTGCTAAATGTTCATCCTTGCCAAAAAAACGCCCATCACTTGAAACCCAGCCGGATATTCCTTCTTTAAAGGTTGCGGCTTCATCGCTATCATACATGATTGTTTTTTCTTCCGGCATATTACTCATCCCTTTTTTATTTCATTCGGTTGTTGACAGTGAAACGTTATTGGCATACGTTGGCACCTGTTGTCAACCAGTTATGGAGATTTAAATGCAGAAAATTACACTCACTATGACAGTGGATGTTGCAGACGATGCCGTTGAGAAATTAGTCAATGCGTTCGTTGCAAAAGCATCACCTGTCGTCAACAATGAAGCACACACAACCGTTATGGATGTTGCCGAGCAGCAGACCAATGAAACACCAGGTCATATGACACCTCAGCCAACAACAGGCGATGTTGATGCATTCAACACACCTTATAACACCGAAGTCCACGCAGCGACTAAAACAACGAACGCAGATGGATCATGGAAAGCATTTCGTGGTAAAGCTGAGGAAGCTAAACGATGGGCTGCACAATTCACAGGCGCTAATGCTGCTGATCCTGAGACCGGTGAACTACCTGTTGAAGAACCACACATCAACGATGACCCAATGGAAATCCCTGGGTTTCTAAGGCGTAACGCAACCACAAATGAACCAGCGATGACACTACCTGGTGCGGCTGCTATTCCACCTGTTGAAGAAACACCACCACCGGTCACTATGCCGATGTTAATGGACGTGTTCAACCAGTACATGGAGATGCATGGTCCCGAAACCGGTACATCGAAAGTACAGGAATATTACAAGTCCCTTGGTATTGCCCCATCAACGCTGACCGATGTCGAAAGTCACCGAGCGAAACTATCTGCTGCGATGATGGAAGAAATTGGAGCAGCATCATAATGGTACTCGTTCTTCGCCCATCAAGTGCATGGCGTTGGACACATTGTCCAGTGTCACCACATGACGCACCCACAACACCACAGGAAGAAACAGACGCAGCACGGGAAGGTACTTGTGCTGCGTGGGTGGCAGAGTGCGTCATACGTGGTGATGCTGGAACAGCCTTTAACATGATCGACCAGGTTCACTCAAACGGGTGGCTGGTCGATGACGAAATGGCTGCTGACATACAAGAATATGTCAACCTATTACAGTCTCGACCAGGGAAACTCATGGCCGAGATTAAAGTCAAACTGAGTGATAATCCACTGATACAAGGAACACTTGATGCGGCGAGTGTCGTCGTTGTTAATCGCACCCTGTTCGTGGACGATCTGAAATACGGACGTAAGAATGTTGAGGTGTACAAATGCCTTCAACTTCTCATCTATGGTGGAGCATTGTTCTTCTTTGGAGCCGGTGACAAATTACAAATCGACGGTCACGAGATTGACAAAATCCAGTTGGGCATTTACCAGCCTCGCAGTTTTCACATCGACGGTATATATAGAACATGGACGGTCACACCTCAAGAATTGCTCGGATATTGCAACGCCATTATCGAGGCCGGACGCAACTGTCTTGACCCGAACGCTGTTGCTGTCCCTGGTGATTGGTGTTTCGGCTGTCCCAAGGCTCTTGGATGTGAAACATTCACCAACGAATATCAATCGGTTGTGGAGCACATTGCTACAAGCCGGTACAGACAGCTAACCGCTGAAGAATTATCCCGTGAACTTGATGGTATCGACTATGCGTTTGAAATCATCAAGGCTCGCAAGAATGCAGTAGAGGGTGAGACCGAGGCGCGTGTGAAAGCCGGTGAGTACATTCCCCATTATGGGATGGAACCAGGCCGCAATGGTAAACGTAAATGGAAGTCAACAGTTAATCCCACAGCCGTTCAAATGTTGACAGGGTTGGACATCCGCGATACAGGTAAACTAATTTCCCCAGCTAAGGCTGAGGACTTAAAGATGGATAAGGACATCCTCAACTCTTTGGTTGATCAACCAAAGTTACCAGCAAAGTTGGCACGCAGAAAAAGTTCTCGTGCAGACTACATCTTCAACAACAACTCAGGAGTTAATAAATGAGTAATCTACCTAGATCAGAAGTGATCCAGTTACCGGTTGGCCGTTTCGTCAGTGGCGATCTGATCAACCCTCAGACTAAAGACCACAAAGGTCGGCCCATTGAAGCGGATAAACAATCCACAACGTTTGGTGTCGCCGTTAAGAAAGATGCAACAGGTATCAATGAGATTCTTGCGTACATCCAATCGTTTGCGGCATCGCAATTCGTGAATGTTCCAGCCATTGCAGCAGCTATCGCAGCATGGGATTTCAACAACTTCTCGTGGAAGTTCTCGGACGGTGATCAACCTAACAAGAAAAACGGTAACATCAATGAAAACACTGTTGGATGCTGGCTATTCTGGTTCCGCAGATCGGTGAAAATCGGACCGGTGCAGTGTGTTCAGTTTAACGGTCAATCGAATGTCGATATTGATCCGGCGCTGTTGAAACGTGGGTATTATGTTGATCTGTGCTTCAAACTTCAGTCAAACGGTATCAATGATCCTGATGGAGCCGGTATCTATTTAAACATTGATTTCCTACGATTCATTGGTATCGGTGATGTAATCACTGGTGGACCAGATGCCGATGAAGTAATGGCTGCTCCAACTGCGCCAGTGGTGGCGATGCTTGGCACCGGTGCTCCAACTGCTCCGGCTGTGGGACTTCCTGGTGCAACGGCCCCTGTTGCCCCTGTTGCCCCTGATGGTGTTCCTGCTGGTTTACCTGGTGCTCCGGCTGCTGGTGTCCCATCGCATCCATCGTTCTCCACACCTGGTGCAGCGGTGCCGGCTGGGTTGCCAACCGGTCTACCTGGTGCTCCAACCTGAGAAGATATAACGGACGATGAAATACCGTTTTAAACAACTCGAAGGGTCGTCAATCGCGACGACCCTTTCACTAATTGGAGCATTTAATGAAAATACAATTTCGCATTCAAGATTACATCTACGATATTGAATCATATCCTAACTTTTGGTCCTGTGTAATTACACACCCTGCGACTGGGACACGGTGGATATTCGAAGTATCAGATCGCATCAATCAGGCTGCGAATTTCTTCTATCTGATCCAACAGTTACATCAACACGCTGTCAATATGATCGGTTACAATAACATTGGATACGATTATCTGGTGATCCACAGGTTAATGTCGATTGGTCCAACGTTTACATACCAAGACGCCTATGAGATGACGATGAAATTGATCAACGCGACACGCGACCAGAAATTTGGCATGAACGTGTGGCCTTCAGATCAGATCGTTAAACAGATCGACCTTTATAAAATCCATCACTTCGACAACATGGCGCGAGCAACCAGTTTGAAAATGCTTGAGTTCAACATGCGATCCAGGAACGTTGGCGATTTACCTTTCCCACCTGGTACAGTGTTGACCGATGACATGAAGGACATGGTAATCACATACAACTGTCACGATGTGGATGAGACTTATAAATTCTATGTGGAGACACTCGCCGCGATTGAATCCCGTGCGGTGCTGACCGAGAAAACCGGTATCGACATGACCAACTTCAACGACACGAAGATTGGTAAAAAGTTCTTCGAGAATGAGTTGAAAAAGGTTGACAAATACATGCTTGGTTCATGGGATAAACCAAAGCAGACCAGGCGGGAAAGCATCAATCTCGGTGAGGTGATTTTACCATATGTCCAATTCAATGATCCAAGCATGAACAACGTGCTGACGTTCCTGAAGAACACAACGATTACTGACACGCTGAAGGCACCAGAACTAAAAGATTTGGCCGCGACGATGCACGGTTTCAAGTTCGTGTTTGGTCTGGGTGGAATACACGGTTCTGTTGATCGACAAAAGGTCGAACCAGGACCAGGTGAAAAGCTCATAGATATCGACGTGAAAAGTTATTATCCAAACCTCGCCATAGCGAACCGGTTGTACCCAGCGCATTTGTCCGAAGCGTTCTGCGACATTTACGCAGACCTGTACCGGCAACGTTCGCTGTATCCCAAGAGTGCGCCAGAGAACGGAATGTTGAAGCTTGCGCTGAACGGTGTGTACGGTGACAGCAACAATGAATACTCACCGTTCTTCGACGCAAAATATACAATGACAATAACCACCAACGGTCAGTTATTGTTGTGCATGTTGGCCGAGGCGATCCTGTCATCGACAAACTGTCGGATGGTGCAAATCAACACAGACGGTATGTCATTGATTGTACCGGATGAAGATTATGACCAATTCGGTAAGCTGTGTAAATCATGGGAAGAACTCACAAACCTTGAACTTGAGGAAGCTGAGTATTCGACAATGTGGATCAGAGACGTGAACAACTACATCGCCAAGTACACGAACGGCGATGTGAAGCGAAAGGGTGCATACGAATGGGAACTTCAATGGCACCAGAACCATAGTGCGCTTGTTGTACAGAAAGCTGCATACAATGAGATGGTCGAGGGTGGTAACGTTCGCGACTTCATCTATTCACATGAGGATGGATATGATTTCATGCTGCGTGCCAAGGGTAACAAAAAGGTCAGGCTTGAGCTAACTGACGGTACACCGCTTCAGAAAGTGACCAGGTATCATATAGCGATCCATGGTCCCGAACTTAAAGCGATCCATGCACCGTTGCAAGCAACACCAACCGTCGAACGCCCGAAGGCGATCAATAAAGGTTTCAGCGTTGCTGTCTGTGATGATATACGGGATTTTGATTCGGCTAATTTGAATTACGAATGGTACGTTTCCGAGGCTGAAAAGCTCTTGATACTTTAAGCTCGTACAGTCTGCGCCAAACCATCATTAGAGTTAGCGCCAATGCGACCTTAGTAAACGGTGTGATGTATTGGATCACCCATGCCTGGTCATCCATGTGTCGAAGTATTCCTGTGACTATAGTACTCAATCCGACAATCATATATCCACCGCTGATAGTCTTGGCGTATGGTTCTTTGATTTCTCGATTGATGTGAACTAAATTCCACAGGACGAATACTAGAAATATTGAACCGATATCATTCACCGCCAACATCAATGTCTGAATAGTCATCATAATCATCGTCCCTTCGTTGATATTGCGGCGCCTGCTCACCGAAGAACTTATCCTGTGCTCTTTTCACAGCGACTTCACCAGCCGTACCACAAAGAAACCCTGAACACAAATAGGCATAGATGCCTGAATCAACAACAGCGTTAATTGCAGCACTAAAAGCGCCACCTATGAAGATAGCTGCTAAAGCGCCACCGATTCCCTGGACGATCCGGCGTTTCCATTCTGGTTCGGGATAAAACATCGCACGAAAAAAGGCACCACCGACACCGGCGATACCTAATACTGTCAACTGTGGGTAAATCTCAGTAAATATTTCCACAACGCTTTTGTTCTCGTCTGCCATTATAAACTACCTTCGATCAGCTTAATAAATTCGCTGTCGAAAGTGTTTCGGATGCGGACTTCTTTATCAAAGTCAAACTGTTCTGAAGGATGATCTAACATTTCTGTTTCATTACCAAATACTTCGATTATGAAACCACCCCTTGAACGTATGCGTTGAGCCTCATTTGGGAACCGCACATCATCACTAACGACACGAGGGCAACCTTGAGCTTTCTTGGTCCACATGTCAACCCAGAAATCCTCACCCTGCGTGTCTCTGCCCCATTCTGTACCAATGCGTTGCATGATACGGCGCGGTGTACACAGTTCGGGATGATCTATGATATCTTGAACAACGATGTCGCAGAAGCTTTCCACCATGTTTGAGGTAACCGGTACGGGAAGTGTTTCAAGACAGTCTACGACAGTTTCCACGGTGTGCCATTCACATATTCGTTCGGTGAACATTGTATCCGTATCTTCTTTCTTTTTCCCCTCTATTCGTATGTCTTGTGCTGGTCTACCATAACCATGCGATGACAACCAGCAACGATAGATGTCCTTCAGAGCATCGGCAAATTTCACACGGGTAAATCCATGATGTTTTACGAGATGATCTGCTGCGAATGATTTACCCGATCCGGCCCTACCAGCTAGTCCAACAAGTTTAGTCAAAATCTATCTCCAATTCATTATGACCACGGGAACCGCGTTCCGCATGATAGTTAAAGGCATACATTGACTGCCCTGATTGATATGCGTGACCTGAGTGATAATCGTCTTGTGGAATTGGGGCACGCAATGTCCAACCCACTACACCGTCATCTTCCTTGGACTGCATGTGGTGCAAGTGTCCGGTGAAATAATGCCGTGTATCAGTTAAGCCCCAATCGACCTGACGATGATTCGCCATGGTGGAGCCGAGCTTATTGAATTTAACCTTGTCACCATGTGTACCACCGATGAGAGTCTTGCCGAACCGTTTGTAATAGAAGTCAAGGTTGGGGGAATCATCGACCGCGATATGTGCTGTTTCCTCGAACTGACATGTCATGGCGAGCAGTAATGCTGCTGTGCTTTCATCATCATGGTTACCGCGCTTCATTGCGACCTCAAGAGACCCGTGATGACTAGCTGCTATCTCAATACATTCAATCAACACCTGTGCGGCGCTGAATAATATCTTGGTCCGGCGACTATCTACCGATAGGACATTCCTGGATCGCTTGGTCATGTTGTCTGAGTTATCGGCGTGAAGGATGTCACCGAGACACATAAACACCGCTGTGGACGATTTCGGTGATCTGCTGACCAGTTCATCAAAGTTGGACACGATGGACTTCTTTGCTATGCTCAAGTCCCAATCTGGTCCACCTGTTTCCAATCCCCATGCGAACATTCCGAGGTGCCAATCGAGAACGGGATAGACGGTCATCATTTCGTCGTTTGTCGCGCTGGGTTTTATAATATTTGGCCGACAAGGTTTGTAACCATCGAACGCGGTTCGGACAACAGTTGCGATCTGCTCAAGGGATAGTTGTTCTTTCTCCGTCTTGATCCATTTGATTTTCTCGTTGCCCTCACCATCAACAAGAGCACTGACACCCTTGACACGCTGACCGGTTGGTGCGACGAACTTCTCACCCTTTGGGTCACCCATCTTGATGGACTGACCGGTGATGACACCATTTGCGTCAACCTGGTCCGTTATTGCATGAATGTGAAACCCGTATGGAACCCTATGAACGATGTCCCATAATCCCATCTTAACTGCTCGGCGCTTTCGACGGTTGACAATATCATAACTGATATCTTCACCATTTGCCATTTGCCTCATGCTACCATCGTATTTATGTAATAATTCCACGAAGGCTGGGAGTTCGTCGTCATGTAAAAACTTGCTCAAATCAGTATTCCTATAATTATCAATGATGCGACAAATATCACCCTGTATATTTGTCGCCGGTGATGAGCGTTGTACGACTCAGAGTTCTCCACGAATTTGTCTTACGGTCACTTCTGCCGCTAACTCTTTATGCGTTGCCACACAAATACGCTGATTGACTCGATCACTGTTGATGATCCGGCGAGCAGTCGATTGGGCAAGAAATTCATCTTTGGGAAAGGGTGTCGGGTTCTTCTGATCACGCAGCAAACGCGCCTCGACTTTTGTGTTCTTGTCGGCCAGCTTTTTGGTTGCTTCTTTTGCTTTGAATATCGGACTGTGTGCGCAACCCGTGATCAATAAACTAGCGAATAAAACGGGAATCAAATGTCTTATTTTTACCATCTTTCAAATCCTGTTGTTCGGCTGCTTCAGCAGCTAGGTCGTTGTCCAGTGCTTTGTTTTCCTGGTCCATCGTGAACTTTTCCAAACGTTCTATGGCACTTGCACCACGTTCTTCCTGTTCTGTCAACCTTTGCAGAGTTGCCCCAATTGTCACAGTCTGGTCCTCAAGTACAGCAGATGTCACGGCGTACTTGGTTTTCCAGTTGTCGGCACGGGTTTTCTGATAACCACCGTACAATAGCAGACTGGTGATCAAGGCTGCACCACTAACGGCTATCCAACCTTGAACGGGACCAAGGCCCAGAAAACCAAATATCATTGATAAATATCTCATGCTAATTTCACACCTGTGCGTTCATAATGCTGACGGACTGCTTCCTTGGTTCTTCGACCGATAATCCCATCAACGGGACCGATATCGAAACCAAGAGCGACGAGTTTGTTCTGAAGGGTTACAGCCTTGTTGTCTGGCGCACGCAATGGGCGTACATCACCCTTGGACCAGCGACCACGAATTGGGGCAACTGGTAAACCTTTTGATGCAGCCCATGGGATAGCGTCGAAACATGGGCAAGCCTTCAGGTGTTCATGCGGTTCGATGATCCCATCACCATCACGATCCGGTGACAGATCGCGGTGACCACATACACCAGCTTTCGGATAGCGATCAGCCCATTCATTTAAGATACGTTCTGCTGTATGGAATTGAGCATCGGTCATATTGTTTTCGGGTTTACCGCGTTTGTCTATCCCGCCCACAAGCGAGATACCAATGGAAACAGAATTGTACCCTTTGACATGGTTGCTCGCGACTTCAAGACCGGTGTGTGCGTACTCAGGAGAACCATCGCGACGAACCACGCACCTGTAACCAGGCTCGGACCACCCACGGCGCTTGTGCATGTTGAACACCTCTTTCATACCGATGTCCATATGAGGTGGTGTCGCGGTCACATGTATGACGATGAATTTAGTTGCTTTACGTTTTCTCATCGTTGTTCTCCTAATAAAATTCTGCGCCAAATAGGCTTAATCCAAAAAACATGATCGCACCCCATCCATCAAAAAGCAAACCCTCATTTGATGATCCGGCCAAGATGTGCAGTAATCAATGAATGGGTCAAAAGGTGGCATTACGCAGGTCTCAACGCTACGTGATAACCGATGTTGGAATCACTTCCGCTGGTGCTCCAATTGAACGTAGATTGAGCACCAGCGGTCGCAATTTCTTTATAGGCTGCCATGATAGTTGAACTGTCTAGTGTGTCATCAGTTATCAAACCCGAATAGCCTGAAGGCAGTGGCACACTGGACGCAACAGTATCATCGTCCAACATGCCAGCGGCGATGATAAACGCACCATTCGTCACAGTTGTTATTGTCGGACTGATAGGGTCACTAGCTGGACGTGAATAAAAGGTGGTAGTTGCGTCCAGTGGTGTTGAAGTGTTCACCCCATCGAAAGCCAAACAGATTATATGTGCCGAGACATTCCATGTCATTGTGGTGTCTGGTGTTGACCCCATAAATTTGTAAGCAATACCCGTTTTGATATTATTTTGATTTAGTACTACTTGTGTCCATCCCGAAGGTGGTGCTGTGATGGTGTCATTGTTACTACCTATAAACACAACAACAAGGGTATTCTGTGACATGCCAGATGGTAGTGTAAGAACGCCACCTGAAACGGTTTTTGACGAACCGACAAATTCAATACCGGTTGAACCAGCGGTGACAGTCGCATCACCAGACATGGATGAGATTGCTGCAAGATCGGCAATAATTGCTCTGGTCCGTGCAGCACTGACATCCTCAACGGTGGACGCAGCGGTCATGGTGCTTGACACAGATCGAAGTCTTGACACGCTCGCAGCGAACACGGATGCCGTTGCCAACGCTGCTGAAATATTACGATCACGAGTCGCTGCTGAAATGATATTGGACACCGCGTCAATTGAGCCGGTGACAAATTTCTCTGTCATAATTGTAGCAGCAGATTGCATATCCGATTGACCAACAAAACCACCCTCTACACCTTTGATGCGGATGACGGTTGCACCGAACGAGCTTGTTGAGGCAATGGTGCCAATTACACGGCGTATGCGGGACACGTCAGCAGCAATGTGTGACACGGATGTCAACCCTGCTGAAATCTCCCTCGCCAGGTGAGCATTACCGGAAAGAATACTTGCACCAACCAGTGCTCCAACCCAGTCATTGATGGGCCAAATTCTTTCCGATCCACGGTAAACACCGACGATAGGTTGATTACCGTATCGCATTTGGACAGGTGGTTCATCACCGTAGTAAACGCTCATGATTTAGTCCTGTGATACGGTTAGATCGTCGATTGCGAAAGACAATGTGTCACCGTTCAATACAGATTTTGCGACAGTCAACGCACCAGAGCCGAGAACGTTGCCAGAAGTCGGAGCATCGTATAGCACAAAGTGAGTGATGTTCGCTGCTGCAACCCAATCCGCTGTCGCTGCTGGAAACGATTGTTCCGTGGCATTTGTCACAACAGATGGATCAGCGAGCGTTGCTGCATTCCAATCACTTGCCGCTGTGGACTTACGCGCATATGCTCCACCTGACGGTTCTGTGATGCCTGTGCCACCCTCGTTCGGTGTGGTTGATGATAGGCCGATGTAGATCGTTGGCACAGATGCCAGCACACCGAAGTTGCTCGTTTTACCGAACAGTGAATTTAGGATCGCCTGTGCGGCGTAGTTTGAAAAGCTCATAGTTTAGTCCTTCCTTAGACTGGTGGTTCATATACGAAATATATTGTTGTTGCGTTCGGTGTCGCCAAGGCCCAATCGTCCTCGTCCATGGCGATGAAGTCCGTTACACTAGCGTCCGACGATTGTACACCACTGTCACCAGGCGCACCAGTCTGAGACAGATCACGAGTGACAGTGGGTGGTGTTGTCGAACCGTCTGAGAACCATCTATAGTGATTATTCGCATCAACCAGTTCGATATACTCGACCCATGGTTTAGCCACGAGTTGCCAATACGTCTTGAAGTTCACACCGATAGCTGGTTCATCGTCAGCCGTTGCGGTATGACCCAATATACACTTGTATTCGAGACCGTTGACTGTACGGTTTGTGTGGTTCGAAGTCGTAAACACGGCACCGATGGACCAGACCAAAAGAGTGGACGCGGTTAAGTCAACCGACACTGGTGATGAATTGGCGACAACTGTTTCTGTATAATCAATATCACAGGTCATATGCGTCCCTCAGTTAATCGTCGTGCTTTCCTGCCCTTGCTGACATGATCGAAATCAACCTTTGTCACCACGGATAAACCGTTGAGCAGGATTGCTGGTTCGTAACTGTTATTTGTACCGTCCTCAAGAGTGGATACACCGATCTTAGTATGATCGACATGTTTGATCAGTTTCATATGGTCACCGTCGATTTAATGTGTTTCCATGTTTCAGCACCGCTATATGTTAGTTCCATGTATGAGGTACCTGTAAACGCTGTCACCTGTACAGAATAATCGTTCTCAGCGGTGTCGTCAACGAGAATCATATACGGGTCGTCGTGGAAGTGCTTGGCACTTGTATTAGCATTAAAATTTCCCCATATCGCATTGCCGAGACTGTTGTTGGTTTGCACTGTTCCGATGTTCCACAGCTTTGTGGCATTCTTATACACACCAAATGTGACTAAACCGGACAATGTGTAACCAACGTCGAAAAACTTAAGTCCATTTCGTATATCCGGCAACGTGATAACATCGCCAACTTCGGCTGTCACATCGTTTATGGATGTTATTGTTTTAACACTTGGACCGTCGATACGTTCATTAAACAAAGGTTGTGTCCAGATTTGCTTAACAGCTTGAGCCGAGGGCAAAGATGGTGCGCCGGTTTGAGTAATGATGAATACGTCATCCGTTGCCGAATAGAATATCAGATACCAGACATTGATGAGTATATCATTGGCAATCAGGTTGTCACCGTTGACACGTTTGATAAATTTGTTACCTAGACCCTGTATATTGATTTGAACCGATCCTGTGTTGCTCACTGCTGCTTTAAACCAGCAAGCCAATGGTTCGGTGTATGCACTGAAGTCACCAGGATATTTAAGATCGGCAGTTATGATATTAGCTGAACCGGCCACGTTAACCAGTGTTCCACCGATTGCTTCCCATAAGCCGCTGACCGAATCAGAAACTTGCTCGGCGTGCTCATCACCCTCAATGCCAGCCGGACGCAATACTTCTGTATCTATTTTTCTCTTTACAGCCACGGTCTACCTCTAATTAAAAGTCAATGGGAACATTTGTTTCATAGTTTCCCATATTTTTGGTGCTTCGTCAACCAAAATCACGGTTGCGTTTTTATCTTCGTCGGGAATAATATCAATGACCAGACACCGGTTGGTGAAAGTACGTCTTGGACCAATTGCAACATGCGACCCACATATGTCCGTGTCGGATAATTTCTCACTCAGACGGACAACACGTCCACCAGCGTATGTGACTGTTTTCATTTCTGAACCAGCATCATTGGTGAAGAACGCAATGTAGTCCTCGCCTGTATCGAAGATGTTATCCTCGGTGAACAGATTGGGGATATCGTAAAAGTTCACAGCGGCTGTGGAAGTCACAGCATCGTCGATCACGAACGTGTATGGGTCGATAACCTTCGTGATGCGCGCACCGATGGAGCCAACATTCACTATGTCATTAGTCACACCAACTAGATCACCGATGCTGAACCCGATGTGCTCAATGAACATATCGCACACCCATGTAACAGGGCGGTGAAATTTCTGAAGATAATCAAATGTTTCACGCATGTAGATTTGGTTTTTGTTTGTCATCCCTTTGATTTCACCAGACTCGTGACCAGAGAAATTGGTTGGAACAGGGCTTGGTATTGTCATCTCGTCCTGTATGTAATTGCGTTCCTCGTTGATGAATGTGACACGTTTGGTCAACGGGATTTCGATATCAGATTTCACCATGGAAATAGATTTAGTATTCCTTGGGGAGATGATGCTGACCGGATGTTCTGCTGATCTATCTCTGAACCACGTTACACCAAAACCATTCTCGAAACTCGGCTTTGCGTAACCGGCAGAGCAGCACATGCTCAACACGTCACCAATTCGATCACCGGCTGGCAGTGCTGATATTTTGTGTCCGTGGTCGATACACCATTGTCTCCATGCGATGATCGACTCATCGTCAATCAACGAGATGTCAATGTCATGTGTGCCGAGCCATTCAATCAATGCTGTACGAAACCACACTGCGGGATTGTCGCTCGTTGTTCGTGTAGTCCAATCTACACCGTTCCAGTCGTTGGTTACACCTTTTCCGACCAGACTTATGTTCTTCACCGTTTGACCGCGCGATACCAATGCCAGTATCGCGGTTCCTGGTTGGTGACAAGGGTGCGTGTTGAATATAGAATTACCATGAGACAATTGAAGGCTTGCTACATATGTGGACGAATCAACCGATGTAATCCAACCTTCACTATCGTCGATAGCTTTGAATAATGACTTAACTACGCCACCGATTGTATATGCGGTTGAACTAATAGATGATTTCAGCACAGATAGCCCGCGAGTTATTTCAATCTCATACTCTACATTCTTGGGGAATACTGCCTCGTCCAGTTGGATCAACACCACGCCCTTGCGAGTTTGGATGTTCTTCACACCTGTCGGACCGGAACCGGTTGAAAAGTGTGGGTCGGCCTCCCACTGTGGTCCAGTTGATCCATCTGACAATGTATCCGCTGTTACTTCTGGCACATATGCCCAATAAGTGTTTGTCAGTTTTCCACCGTATTCAATAGCGCCGAAATCGGATGCCCATCTCATGCGTACCTCAATCAATTCAGTCTGATTTGATTGCCCTTCGATCCATATTTCGGGTGCGTTTTTCCAGGTTCCACCGCTTGGTTTAATCCTCATACGGGTTGGTAAAATGATATCCTTTGATGGGGCATCGTTCTTCAGGAAATTGGTGATCACCCATCTGAAGCTCAATTCTTCCAAGCTGTCGCCACCCTCTAATGTGAACCGAACCGGAATTGGTTCAGAGTTGAGTGGGACATCCTGATCCAGCAATAGAGTTCGAACAGGTGTGTTGTCTGTCGATGATGGATTTTCGGTAACCTTAAACCCAGCTAGTTCCTCGGCGATATCCACATGGCTGTTGGATTTGGAAACGAGGGTACTGTACGTTGTTGTATCGGGATGCCCATCCAATATTTCTGTCTCGATCAGCGGGAAATTCTCAACCGGTGATTTGTCAACCTTTATATCAGACATCTCAGTCTCGTCGTGCATCGCGAATATTCTTTCGACAACCTGTCGTCCATTTACCACCCTGAAGCGAGGTGCTGTTAACTCAGGCGGTGAGAACTCGCGTGTACCCATGACCCTTGGGAGATAGGCATGTCTACCGAGCACGTTTGAATCTGATCCAACCCGTGCATACGTATTTGCCTCTTGTCCCTCTTTCGGACCGTTGCTGATTGTCTCAGGTGGGAACACTTGACCAATGACATAATTACCAGCAATGGTCAACACCGCTGTACCAATCAGTGCTGCTGTAGTTCCTACACCAAATGCGATACCGGCAAGATATGGTGCGACAACGGCAATGACAATCGCTGCAATGACGCGGAATATGTTTTTGAAACCACCATGGATGGAATACGTGAACATGAAATTTGGTTCACCGGTTGTCGGCTGAGGATATGTGGTCGCCCAACAATGTTTGTCGATCCTGCGCCACTCGCTGTCGGCTTGCTTCCTGATCCATGCTGAATCGGTATCGTTATATCCCCATTGATCGGCGATATCCTGAAGGGATTTGACCAACGGTTACACTCGTGGTGTTGCTGAAACCCATTGTGTATTCTTTGTGAATAACATCAACCGTTTCAGGGTGTGAATCGCATATAACCAAATCGTTCATAGGGTATCATCTTCTCTTGTTGCAACAGCACACCGGTGCCATGTTCGGTGTGTAAAATTAGATTATTCAGCACTAGTCCGACATGACCAGGTTTACGACGACCAACGATAAAGAACACGAGGTCGTCAGTCAATGGTGTGTCGATGTATTTCCATTGACCACTCTGCGCTATGTTATCTTCGAACCCATGCATTAAACCGGTTGCGCCAGGTTTGACCGAGCCACGGTTTGTCAGTTCTATCCCTTTGATTTCCTTGTAGTAAAGCTCAACCAAGCCCCAGCAATCAGCACCGGACCAAGACCCCTTATTTAGTTCATATGGGATGCTGAGGAACCTATCAATCACCGGACCACCCAGATACCAGGGAAACCCTGTTTAGTGGTCGGGCGCGGCGGGTATGGTTCGTTCATTGAAATCTTTGGTGATAGGTTGCCGGATAATTCCTTGATCGTCGCTGTGATGTT